TGCAAGTGTCTTTAACCTTGTGCCAGCTCCCGGATAAATCAGATGTACTGCGATTTTCCCTATAAACCATGAAATCGTATTCATGCAATGCCCTGTTGTATGCGCTAAATGTGCCAACCTACAATAGAACACTGGCGTTTTAGAGGTTTCGACAAAATCTCCAACATTGTCTATGCCAAGCACAATTGTTTCTGGAAATATCTTTTTGATATACGCAGCTACCGCAAGAACCGGATCAGGATCCGTGCTGAATTGCTCTGAGTATTCGAGGATGTCAAATGCCATTTCTTTGCACCACACCTCTTTTCCCTCAATCGCATACGATTCTGTGCGCGCCCATGCCACGCAAAACGGTGCTTCTCCTGCCGGCTTCATCAGTACGTCCTGAAGGCAGTGCTTCACAGCTGTTTCAATATCTTCGATTATTGTACTGGTTTTATCCGTATACATTGCAACATACAAGGTTCCCGCCGATGATCGTTCCTGATTGACCTGCATATCGATACGGTAGCATATCCTCGGATACTGCGTGGCTCCTTCCCATCCTTCCTGCTGGTCTGCCGGAAACTCAGAGTCAAAAATTGCAGGTGCTCCGGCATATGTAGCAAGCATTGTCTGCAAATTTTCGTCTGCAGAAAGACGTTTAAAAATCAGTTCACTAAGATTCATTCACAGCCTCCCTGTATTCCTGAACTGTGCGAAGGCCATCGCTTGAATATCTTATTTCCCACTCATTTTTATGAACTTCCGAAACAGGTATGAAGAAATGATTTTGGGTGTTTGTCTTCTCATTCGGGAACATGACTGTTATCCGTTCCTCAGAAACATGATAAACAATGCCAGACATTCCTTCTTTCCATGTTCTGTGCTTTGCATATATGAGTGTTCCTCTGCGTACTTCGTCCATATCGAATTCTATTCGTTCAATATGATTAATCAGCATGTCAGCCTCCTATCTCTGCAAATATAGCCATGATATTCGGCAATGCAGTCTGCTGTATCTTGTCAACAAAAGGACGGGCTGCCATCTTTCTTGTTCCATGTTCCAGATAACCAGCGTATCCCATGCCTGACGTAATGCATACCGCAGCGCCATTCATATTCCAGTTTCGTCTTAAATTGCCACTCCGAACGCCCGGCGGACTTCCTGGTGGAGATGGGCTTGGATTTGCCAGTACAGATAATGCAGCATTTCTAAGGGCATTTGAAGCCCTTGGATATCTTGCGATCACCTGCTGCTCTATCCGTTCCTTATCTGTCTGAACTTGAACTTTTACTGCTTCTGCTGCTTCGGCAGGTGTCATTTCAGATCATTCCTTTCTTCAAGATATATTAAGCCAGTTGCTCCAAGGTTTCCGGGATCCTCACACAAGAGAACGAGGAAGGTTCTTCCTGCGGTAGCCAAATAGTCTCCCTGCTTTACATCTGCAAAATCCCGGATAACAAGAGTGTGAGTTAAGGAATGCTGTTCCTGATCCCACCTGTGTTTCATTCGGTCAGATTCATTTGATGAAGCTTCTGCGAGAATCCCGGATATCTCGCCTTTCGCTTCAAAATCTGACACAGGATGTCCGAGTATGTTGCGAATGCTCTTTCGTCTTACAACGAAATCCGTCCATAAATTTCCCGGTCTTAGATACATAAGGCCAAATGGGCTTATCATATGTCATCACCTTCGCTCTCTTCATGGCTCATCATGCCGTTGTAGAAGTATGGCGTCGGCTGTTTACTCATATCTCCCGCATTCATCAGAATCGCCGATGGGGATACAGAAGCAAGTTTCAGGTCTTTCTTCAGCTTCTCATATTCTTCCTGCCACAATTTAGCCCTATCACCAAATTTGAATGATGTAGGGCCAACCGTTGTATCAGGCTCAAAAGAAAACCTGCGAAATATGCTTTCAAGGCACTTTAATTTTGCCCGTTTCCAATCTTTCGCAGACTGAACATCATCACACAAAACGATGTATTCCTCGTCTGACAATGCACAAGTTCTCTCTTTTCCATCTACCATCACATCTCCAAGTTCAAACCTCATTCGATCTTTCCCATACGATGTGATCATGGCAGGTTCATATGTATAAGTTCCTGCCATCAGGCATCACCTGCACTTTCCTCCAGTTCCTCAAGGCTCTTCGCCTTAGTTTCAGCTTCTTTCTTTACAGCAGTTCTCGAATCTACTGCATTCAGAAAGATAAGCACTGTATTATCTTTCACAGAGCCTCTAATATGAGCTACAGCATCCTTCTGGTTCATCTGCATAGTTTTTACTGCTTCCTGAAGCTGAGGCTCTGTAACGTCCAAATCGAAGCCCTTATCTCCTTTTACGATTTCGATTTTGAAGAATACTTCTCCGACTGATGCCACGCATTCCTCAAGTGTTTCAACCGGAACACCGTCACGAATCACAGTCAGCACTCCCATTTTTTCAAGAGCTACCAAATCAGTGACTGCTTCGGCCGGGATTTCCTCTCCGATGAAGTATCGTTTTCCGCTCAGAGTGCATGGTTTATTTGCAACAAGCTTCATAAGGCACCTCCTTAGACTGCAGATTTGTAGAATCTCGCCAGATCATCGGATGTCTTATGCATATCTGTTGCCATAAGTCCTTCTACGTATTCTGTATGTGTTCCATTCTCACCAAGATAGTTCAGAATCGGAAGCATCTGTCCATTTCCAAGCATATCCCATGTAAAGATGTAGCCGGCAGACGGCTCGTCAATGCTCGGTGCATTTGTGGCATAGGCAAGAAGGAATGCGTCCGGATCTCCGATATACTGCATATTTTCGTCTTCTCCCATGTTGGCATTGTTCATGATGGATTTAAGCACCACGATTTTTTCTACTCCAAAGAGCTGTGCCAGAACATTTTCTGTTACAGACGCTGGGTTTGCAGTGCTTCCGCCATATTTAACTCTTTCAAGGATTGCCGGATGCACCTTCAGGGCATTAAATACATTGATACCAAGGCCAAGGCGGTTCGGCATACGTCCCGTCTGCTGATTCATGCCTGTCTTCTCGCTATCAATAAATGCAATCGGATCAGAGTTTGCATTGCTGAATTTAATAAACTCATTGGTTGAAGGGCTTGTAGTGTCAACTCCGGAAAGTTCATTCTTCCATGCACCGGCTTTGAAGTAGCTTTCCGCAAACAGACGATCCTGATGGATATTTGCCTGTTCTGCAATGGTTTTTACTCTCTGCTGTTTCGGCTGCATTGTGGTTGGTCCCTGTCTTCTGCTGAGATCGGTCTGGCGAATCTGATCAATTCCCATGATCATCTGATCTACCTGGCATACATAAGGTTTCATGCTCTCGCCTACTACTGTAGGATCAACCTTGCCATATGCCGGTTTTCTCTGCCAGTTATCTCTCAGAAGATCTTCCTTGCTGAACTCATAGTAGTTGTCAGAAGAAAGAGTTACCGGACAGGTTGGGAAAAGAGCCTTTGCAAAGTAGTTAGCTGCATTCTGGTAATATGCCAGAGCCATGTTTGTAAGTGCTGTGTGGGGTCTGAATACGCCTTTTGCGATTTCAGACTGGATTCCTGCTGCTGTGTTTCTCATTAATATTATCCTCCTTTATCAAGATTATGCTTTTGCCTTCTGGTATTTAGAAAGCTGCAGTCTGCTGTAGCCTCCGGCAGATACATTGTTAAGAGCTACCCCGATTACGTAATCACCAGCTGCCGCAACTGCCGCTTTTCCTCCGGTGGTCGCAGTAACCTCCTGCCCTTTCTTGATCTCAGCGGAAGCAATGACGAATCCGATGTCCTTGATCAGGATATCAACGTCTTCACCCTTCTTAACTTTTCCAGCTTCTATACCGGAAATGTCATTATATCCACCTTCGATAATAGAAACGCCAAGCAGAGGTGCTGTGCCATCGGCAGCGACAACCACATTACCATCAGTATCGTATTTCAGAATAAGGTTACGGATGTCAGCAACATCTGCTCCTGCCTTTTCGGAAATAGTTGGTGACTGGTTGATCTGTGTTCCATTAAAATTTTTACCCATTATCATTCGCCCCCTTCTTAGTATCCGGCTTCGTCTTCATACTCAGCCATAAGCTCCGGATGTGCTCCCCAGGCTTTTGCCAGCGCCATGTTATATGTCAGGGAAGGATCTTTTTCAATCAATCCCTTTGCAATCGTATCGATTTTTCCTTCTGCTGCAGACTTCTTGACTGCTGCAGTTCCGCCAGAGAATGATTTTCCGATTTCTCCAAATACGCCAGAGTTGTTGATCATTGCCACATTTCTGTCGAGAATGCCGATCATATCATTGTAGGCAGTTCCACCTGCACTTTTCAGTGTTTTCAAGGACTTAGCCAGTTCTTCTGGCTTCTCTCCAAGAACTTCGTACTTCTTAGCAACTGCATAAAGTTCTCTGTCTTCCGCTTCCTCCGCTCTTTTCTCGAGAGCTTCCAGTTTTTCTCTTACAAGAGGATGCAGTCCTTTGTAAATATCATCGTCTGTATTCTGTTCTGGCGGTGTAAGAGATTTCTTTGTATCTGTTTTCTTTTCAGCTCCACCATCATCAAGAACGTCTGGGTTTTCCTCTTTTTCGCTTTTCTGCGGTGCTTTCTTCTCGATAGACGGCTCCTCGTTTGTCTCTACGGCAAACTTTTTGATAAGTTCATCATATGCCGCTCTTTCCTCAGCAGACATTTTTGACTTGTCGATTTTAATCATGTCTTCCAATTCTCCTTTCGTTTCTACGGATTTCTGAATGATTTCCTCCAGATTGCTATGCGCTTTCATCACCATAGGAAGATCTGTTTCGTCAGGTGCATCCAGATTCTTTTTGATTTTTGCAGATGTTCCCCCAGCCCATCCGGGAATGTATTCCTTCATAGCTGTAGCGAACTGTTCAATGCTTGTATCCATTGCACTCTGCTTCCCGCTGCTGTCCAGTTCTGGGTCGCACAGGATTGAATTAAGTGAATTCTGCAGGGCGTAACATACAGACCAGATTTCATCCCTGATTGCATCCATGCTCACAGCGTTGATCTGTTCATCAAATGTCGTGGCTGATTTCTGCACTTCTCCGCTGATCCAGTTCAGGAATCGTTTAAATAGTCCGATTTCCGGGTCTGATGTTTCCTCTACTTTATTCTTGCCTTTCAGCAGTTTGATATCAGCTCTCTGATTTGCGCCTTCATCAACGAAATCTACTTTACCCACTTCCAGGCCTTTCAGTTTTGTTGCCACAATGCTTCCTCCTTTCGCTTTTATTTATCAAAAAAGCGCCCTTTTGGACGCCTATTGATCACATTTATTTAATTCCATGCCACGCTGTCTGAAGCAGAAATCCTAAAAGATACCAGATCTTATCCTTTATCTTCTTCATGCAGATTTCTTCTCCGAGCTTCTGGTCATAATTCTGCGCATCTACACATGCAGATGTTTCAATGATCTCAAAACCATTTCGAAGCACGCAACGAACCATTGTTGTCTTATAGCCTACGGTACTGGTTTCAATATAGCTGATAAAATCATTCACCATGTGTTCTCCTATTGATACGCCAGATATCAGTTTCGGATTCTCCCGAACCTGCATATAAGACTTCTCGAACACATCTTTTGGAGACCAACTGATGTATCCATCCGGATATTTAACTACATATCCCGGATTGCCATCATCTGAACCTCCAAATCTTTCTCTTGCTTCTTCAATGGTATCGCAGGCACCTGTTTTTAATGCCTGTGCTTCCGCAAGAGTTGCTTTTTCTGCCTCAATAAGCTTTGTTCCAATATACTTATTCATTGTTTACTTCTACCCTTTCTGCTTTCCCTTCAATGGAGAACATACTGTAAGTTCCATCTTTTACCTTCTCCCAAACATCCGCATCTGTTACTTGAAAGCCTATCCACCAGCCAACAGGGAGTGTACCTTCCGGGATTCCCATTGCCGCCATCTTCTCTTCCGTAAATACAACACTCTCGATCAGATAAGCAACCCCGCCTCTTTCGTGCATCTCTCCACCTTCCCGGTAGAGATCAACGAACTTGTAAGCGGCACTTTCAAGTTCATCAGGCTCTATGATGTCGCCCTGCCAGTCTTCCAGAGTTTCTCCATTCTCAGCAATGGCAACACTGGCCCAGCCGAATGCCTGCATTTTTTCATTATTTGTCTTCTTTACCTGGAACTTTCTTTTTGTTACCTCCGGCTTATTGTCCGGTTCGTCCCTTATTTTCATTATTTCATTGAATGTTTTCATTTTTCACCCTCACATACTTCACCGCACATTTACAGCGCGGGTGTAATGGTGGAATAGACGTTGCAATCTCTCTCCTTCCGGATACCGTTTTAAATTCATCATCCATTCCTATCTTAGTGCCTTCAAGAGCTGCACATGATGCACACACATGGCCGTCCAAAGCTGTTGACCACTCTTTTTCCATTTCCGGAAGGTTCCCTGTAGTTACCGCTTCCCTCACAAAAGCATCTGCGCCATGGTTATAGGCTTGTGCTATTTCCGATCTGGCTATAGTCTCCGCCCTATACTGCTGCTGTCTTTCCGCATATTTTGAAGCAGCCTCCCTCGCTTTCCGCTCAATTGACTCAGGTTTCATTCTCGGATGATCCGTTGTCAGTCTTTCCTTGATGGAGTTGTAATATTTGAGATTCGCCGCAGCCTGTCTCTCTGTCAGTCCTATTGTTGGCCGGATATATCTTGCCGTTTCAGCACTGCTCATATTAAGAGATTCAGCTTCAGCGATCAGATACCGAATTGCGCTCACCTGCTCATTGCAACAATTTGTTATCAAATCTCCCGTATGATCAACAATCCAGCTTCGAACCCAGCTCTCAGAGCTTATTACATCTTCTGCTCCACAAAAGAGAGAATTGTTTTTCCACCCTTCAAGAAACGCCTGTTCCCATACAGGTGTCATTCTTTCTGACAGCATCTTCGAATAATCCTGGAACCATATATCAAAAAGACTTTCCGGATCTGTTTCTCCTATTACGATTTCTCGCAGTTCTCTGTACAGCATGACTGCTGCCTGATCCTGCCAGAATCGAACAAGCCATCTTACTGGTTCATCAATATTTCCCTCGAGATAGGCATCAAGTGCATCCAGTACTCTCTGTGATTCTTCGCTTTTTTTAACAGTCCTTGATCGTGGCCGTATTTTTCGCATCATCAAATCACCTGCCTAACCTTTTCTTGGCTTCCTCAGCATCTTGATTCTCTTCCGGATCCACCTCTGGTCCATCAGGTTCGTTTGCTGTCTTTTCTGGTGCTCTGCGCTGTGCTTCTCGCCGTTCATCTTTCTCTCTGGAATCTGGAACTTCCGTTCTCTCCGGCAGGTTGGCGACTTCTCTTACATAATCCTCAAGATCTTCATCCGGGATAAGGATTCCAACTCCAACCATGTCTTTCAGGAATGTAGACAGCTTCGTGATATCTCTCTTGTCCACATCGCCATGTGCAAGCTGTGGATAATCTGTTATTGCATCAAAATGGGCGCCATTCATATCTATTAATGACGGAATGCCCTGATTATTGAATGTTTCGCAGATGACGTCCAGGAACGCCCCAAGAGCAACTGCGAATAGTTCTGTTTTATCTTCACTCAGCGCAAAGCTTCCTGTCTGCTCATGCCCCAACATGATGAAATCCGCCATAACAGTTTGAGCAATCTTGGCATCATATCTATTTATAATGGCATTCGTATCAAACTGTCTGGTTCCGCCAGTGCTCAGAAGTTCAGCTTCATATCCAAACGGAAGAACAAGTCCCTCATATTCGTTTCTGCGGATGTTCTTGACCATGGATGTAAGTGCTGCATTAATAGATACCAATTCAGGGTCTTTATCGTCCCATATGTCTACACCATCTGGTGCGTGCAATACCGGAAGTCCAGCAAGGTCTCTTTCAATTCCAATTGCTTCGATTTCCTGAATTCTTCTTTTGAAGTACCAAGACCGATAGGCATTTCTCAGGATACTCCTGCCTTCCGGATTATCTTTTATGCTCTCTGTTCTGAACAACATTGCTTTGTTAATCGGAATAGTGAGCAGTCCATAATCCGGCGGAGGTTGCTGAGTCATTCCGATTAAGTTGTCTTTATCGTCATATTCCCATCTGTACAATGTGTCCTGCGCCCTGGGCGGAATCTTCTGCCATCCAATTAGTCCATCTGAGTATTTGCTTGATGTTTTTCGGTTTTTTGTTTTTCCCATCCTGCGCTTGTAGACAATTTCATGGAAGCTCCAACCATACGCAAGAAATGATAATACCTCCGAGATGGTATCGGTCCATGTGCTCTGCATATCGTCCATACACGATTCTACAAATTCTGCTGCCTCTCGATCCTTTGTGCTATCGCCACCCGGCTCAACGTGCCATTTAACCTGGCGAATCAGCATCTTGATAGCAAACATTATCGCTCCAATCGTATCGTCATTGTCGAGCATCTCACGATACGTTTTCACGCCTCTTATTCCGGATAGCTCAGGAAGAAACTCTTCATTGAACACGCCTTCCCAGCGTTTCTGTCCAATCCGTCCATACTCTTTCATCTTCATCACCTCTCTTTCTGGCTATATCAGCCCCAATAATTATCTTTTGACAATTTCTTCATTGCTCCAACGCTTGGTGCACTACCGGTATGTTTCTTAATCTTTTGAAGATATAATGCTAACGCAAGGGCATCTGCCCGGTCAGGAGAATCAAGTCCTCTTTTCTTCATTTCCTTTTTTGGTTCAATCTCAAGCTTTCCATTACTGGCCATAGTGTATTTTCTGGAAGAAAGCTGACCAATCGTCTGCTCATCGTCTTCAATAACAATCTGTTTGTTATCAAGGAGATCTCGCATACTGGCCCACATAGCGGTAGTCAGGTTATTGTACCTTTCAGCTGCATCTTTACCTGCTGCCGTATCAGTCTCAATCTTTTCAGCGGCATTTATCGGGATAACTTGCATCTTGTACAGCTTTTGTTCTTTCCGGACTTCCTTTAATCGGTCAGTGACGCCTCCTCCAAGTCCTGTATCATCAATCTGCACATATACCTTGCCTTCATACGTTGGATGTTCTCTATATATCTTCTTGAATTCCTGTACGATATCCCCTACAGTGGCCATCAGGTTCTGTCCTCGCCTGTTCCGGACTATTTTGCAATGACCATGATAATTACGATATATGATCGTTTCATCATCTCCAAAACGGGCCACATCCACCCCCAATGATACAAACTGCATTCCATCTGTATCATCCAGTTCTAAAAGCCTGCTGCTACATTGTTCAATAATGCTCAGCGGAATAAATACGTCGTCCTCCTGGTTCGGGAACTCGCCCCTGACACGAACACGGACCACGTTAGAATCCCATCCGTATTTTCGAACAAGAGAATCTATGTTCTCTTTATTTGTTCTGGTGCTGTCCATAGAAGAAACCGTATGGCATTTGTACAATGCCCTGTCTCTTGTATGGGAATCATAAAAGGTTCCAGATGTCTTCGTTGGGTTTCCGCACAGAAGAAGTTTATTGTTTGCTCCAGATAAGGTACCAAGGATAGCCTCCATGATTGGATCCGCAACACCGGAAGCTTCATCAACGATAAAAAGCATGTTATCTTCATGGAAACCTTGCATATTCTCTGGCTTTGTAGCAGTCCTGGCAACACCAAACCAGCGCTTTTCCTCTCCAACCATATAAACATATGTCTTTGTCCATTTTAGAAGTATAGAGAGCAGTTCGGACTTGCTCATCCACTTGGAAATCTCAGACCAGAGGACATCGTGCAGCTGCTGTTTAGTTGGTGCTGTCGCAACGATTCTTGGGTGCGGAAAACAGGTAACGAACCACAGGAACACCGCTGCCTCAAGACCAGTCTTTCCGACACCCTGTCCGGATTTAATGCTTACCTTTGGGTTTGCAGCCAAGTCTCTAGCTGCTTGTGCCTGCCATTCATCTGGTTCGAAATTCAGAACTTCCCGAAAAAACATGACTGGATCATCACGCCACAAGGGAATGCTTTCGTCAAGGAACTCAGAGAACGTCGTATCATCCATCATGTTTCTCTTCCCTCCTTGCTTTCACTACAGCTTCGGCCCAAGCACGAACAACCTCATTGCCCTTGCTTTCTCCGGCAATCTTCTGCTTCTCAAGTCTCAGCTTCGCAAGTGCTTCAATAGCCTTAGTCTTCTTTGACTGTACAGTAGAAAGTTCTTTTTCCAAACGAGCAATCATATTGTCCTTGTTTTCCATATTTGTCATCATGTTATATGTGTTACCCGGAAGACGATCTCCAGAAGCAACCTTTTCTTCAATGCGTTCTTCATAGAGCTGTTTATCTTCATCTGATTTGAAAGCTCGCTTGTCTTCAGTTCTGGCGAAGCCGAACAAAGATACTTCTCCATTCATATTCCGGTATTTATTGATTGCCGCCATGATTCGTCTTTCCCTCACGGCAAAGAGCTGAATCTGTTCGATCAGGAGCATTTCTTCATCCATCGGAATATCTTCGATCATATCTTTTTCAGATTCATCAAGGACATCCCAATATACGGAAGAGTACGCTCCGTGTTTCTCTGCAATCTTATCTCCCGGTTTCAATGGACCGCCTTTGTTTCCTACAGCATTTTT